CTCTGAGCCAGACTTGACGAGTGTTCTCTTTGATGCCTCCTTTTCATCAGAACAGGACGAAGATACCGAAAAACGAAAATCTTGGCAACAATTGTTTATGGAAGAACAGTTAGGATATTACAATGAAGAACACGAAACGAGTTACACTTTTAAAGAGTATTATGATGCTGTCGTTAATAAAAAGATTGCAGTTCATTATGATTGGGAAAAATTGTTAGGATTGAAAGATGGATAGTGCAATCGAAACCGAAGCATATGAAGTTAAAATAGAACAAGTTGTGCTGGGAAGCCTTATTCTTAAATTCAGATTACCCATGCTAGTTGTTGATCAGATAAATGAGATATGTGATACTGCTAAAGATAGACGTTTCAATGATTCTCTTGCCGGAAAAATTGAGAACGAATATGGCATCACTCACCTTTTACTTGATCAACACAAAGATATGTTTTTACAAATGTTTGAGGAATATGTTAAACGTCGCAAACCAGAGAAAAATCCTTGGACTTGCTACCTTGATGATGTTTGGTATAATGATATGGTGGCGGGAGAGTACAATCCCCCGCACTTTCATCAATCCTATTCCACTGATTTTGGTTTGTCCTCTGTATTAATGCTAAAGAGGCCAAGCACTTATGGTGTAGAGTACTCCAAGAAAGACGATCCAAAAAATGGTTACTTAACTATGATTAGTGGAACACAAGACCCTCTCGCTTCATCCATGTATCAAGTGGATGCTCAAGTTGGAGATTTCTTTATTTTTCCATTTACCCTAATACATAGTGTGAATCCTTTCAATGGAACGGATGAAGTTCGCAGAACATTGTCGTATAACTGTAATCTTTACAGAAAACCCATCTATGATTTTGTTGTGGACAGTAAAAAGAAAGATGGATATACATCAACTTTGATGCGTAAAGAAAATTGATAGTGCAATAGAAAATGGAGAAGTGATATGCTAACTATTGGTGATAATGTTAAGTTTGTTGATGAGTATGACGTTACTTATGAGGGAACTTTGGTGAATGTGCTGTCTGATGCTCATGATGATGTACGTTTGAATGAGGGGGGAGTAGAGTATTGGTCGAAGAAAACCAAGAAGTATGTTCCCATTCGTGAGAAGCACAAGGATGCAGTATTCTTTGAAATCGAAACTAAAAAGGGATTTCGTTACGTTTATAGGAATGAAATTGTCTAAATAACTTTCATGCTATTAAGAATAGTTAAAGCAGACACACAAGAAGTGATATGTGACGGCTTAACCTCTTATGATGATGCATGGATAACGATAGAGCAATTGCCAGCTAAACACAAACTGGAGATAGAAGAGTATAAAATTCCAGTTACAGGTTTAGGTCGCGATCCAGACTTACATTAAACCATATAAATAATCTTACAAGCTTGTGAGATTTATATGGCAAAAGTAAGTAATTTTATGGGCCGAGATGGTTTTCATTGGTTCGTTGGGGTTGTAGAAGACCGTAACGATCCCTCTGCTTTGGGCAGAGTTCGTGTTCGTTGTCTTGGATACCATACTGCTGACATAACAGACTTACCCACAACTGACTTACCCTGGGCCCATGTCATGCATCCTGTGACTGATCCTTGTATGCATGGCATGGGAAATACCCCTTCCTTTCTCGTAGAGGGAAGTTATGTTGTGGGTTTCTTTCGTGATCCAGAGAAACAACAACTCGTTATCATGGGTACATTGCCTGGCGTTCCCGAAGAAGAAGCAGACCCATCTACAGGGTTTAGTGATCCAAGAGGAGCAAATGCAGTACAAGATCATTATAAGGGTGATCCTGTCTATGGGCCATATCCAGTAGACGGTGAAGACTATACAATGGTATCTGGTCATGAAGTTGGAGAGCCAGATACAAACAGACTTGCTCAAGGAGAAACATCTGAAGAGCATGAGTCTCTAATTGCTCGTAGAGCTCGTAGAGTAACAAGTATTCCTATCGCAACACAACCTTTTCTCAAGGCTGTTTCAGATGAAGCAGTGCAAGAGACAAGAGGTACTTTTGATGAACCGCATCCAAAAGGAATAGAGAAAGATTCACAACCATACACCTCGGCTGCATATCCATACAATCATGTCTTTGAGTCTGAGTCTGGTCACATACGAGAGATAGATGACAGTCCAGGCGCAGAAAGACTATTCACACAACACAAGTCTGGCACGTTTGAAGAAATACATCCAGACGGTTCAAAGGTGGTCAAGGTTATTGGTGACAACTATGAGATTATTGCTGGTTCTTCAAATGTGCTGATACAAGGAAACGTAAACCTTACAACCGTAGGAACTGTACGAGAGCTTATCAAAGGAGACTACCATCTAGAGGTAGAAGGAAACTACACACAGAAGATACACAAAAATCTACGAACAAGGGTTGGAGCTGGAAGTGCTGGAGGCAACCTTGAAGAAGAGATCAACGGTAATCACGGTTTCTTCATCAAGGGATTTGTGAGGGGTAATATTGGGCCTCTTGAAGGTCAAGCAGGCCCAGGCGAAGGTGATGTTGATATCAACATAGTTGGAAGTGAGACACACATTGTTGGAAAGAACATAACACTTCATGCAGAGACAGATGTGTTTCTTGATTCAAATGCAACAATGGCTATGATGTGTTCCAGTGATATGCAAATTTCTACAGCCTCTGGTATTGTTTCTATGAAGTCTGGTAGTAAGTTAGACATACAATCCACAACTACAACAAATGTTGTTTCTGGAACTTCTATGACACAAACCTCTGGAACAACTTTAGACAGTACTGCTGGTACTGTCTATACGATTAAGTCCGGCGGTGGTTCACCAACTGCAACTAATAAAGTTGATATTAACCCAGACTAAGGAGTAGAGATGACAATAGCGGTACATAGACAAGATGATGCAAGAGTTTGTGGTGCAACAACAGTTGTTGTTGGTCAGGACAGTGTATTTGCAAACGGTAAACTTATTGCTGTTAATGGTGATCCAAATACTCATGGTGCTGGAAATTTAATTGCTGGTTCTAATCATGTTTTTATTAATAGTATAGCAGTTGTAAACAACACTCCAGATGCGGCCGTAGGAGATAATGCACTCCATATCCCTGCTGTGACTAAAACAGCTGCTGGTTCACCCAACGTATTTGTAGGAGATGGTTGATGGATTTAATATCTTCTAACCTACAAGGAACAAATGCAAAGTATAATTCTATACTTTCTAAATTAGAGAGTACTAAAAGCACTGCTTTTTCTAATCTTGAAACTGCTGCAACTACAGCAACTTCTGCCATATCTGCTGAATTATCAAATGTAACTTCTGAATTACGAACACTTGTTCCCGAAGGGTTTAGTGTTCCTAACGTAAACCTTCAAGGTCAGCTACAGAGTTTGAGTGGACTAGTTGATCCAACACAATCTGCAAATCTACTTGCAAGTATAACAGCAGACTTTGGTGATGCTTTGTCTGCATCTGGTTTTAGTTTAGACACATTAGTATCTAATGCAGCAAGTGCTTTTGGATTAGGAGATACTTTGTCTGGAGTTGTACCAAACTTTGAGAGATCACCACTTGGAGATGTGATACAAAAAGCAAATGCCGTTAAGGTGCCGTCCATTGACCCTGTAGTAGAAGAGGTTTCAACATTTACACAAAATGCATCAGTGACAGCTGCAAAGTCTGCAGCATCAAGTGCGGTTATTACTACTACCAAGACTTTACCCACAGAGGATACAGGAGTATTGAGGGTATCTGAAAAATCTAAAACAATTACACAAACACAAAACGGCGTAGCAATAACTAAAGAGGTAACAACGGCAAGTCAAGCAGTGGAGACTAAGGTAACTGGTGGAGGAGAAACCATAGTAACCAGAAAGAATATAAGTTCTAAAGGATTTTCTCACCAAACAGGATACGCTGTGGAAAAATTCACTTACGATCAGTTGACTTCTGCTGATGGTGGTGTATCTGTTGTCTTGTCTAAAGAAGCAACTAAAATTCGTTATGTACTTGGATTTACTCAAGAGCCTGAAACAACTGGTGTTCGTCCATCTGGTAAACCTCATCTTAGACATAAATTTCAAGTCGTTTCTGAGGGAGCTGATACAGAGATAGGATCATTATATAGGTATAAGGCTGATAGTTGGTATTTGAGTGATGGTCTTATCGATGGAGGAACAGAGGTTATTATAAAACAAGATTATAGAGAGTACGATAGAGAGACAAAGAAGGATGGCAAAACAGGAGAAACAAAAAAGACTATTGCGATAAAAGTTGGTTACACTTATAATAAAACTTATGATCCAATATATGCAAAGTTAGAAGAAGCATGATTATCGTAAGGAAAAAAATCTTGGTCACACTGGATGTATATTATTGGATGCCTGATTATGAGAATATACTACAACGGTTTGTCTGGCAGACGATGGACATGAAACCTAAGTATCCTAGAGTGAATAAATTTTTAGACCACTGGCACAACAACATAGATGCTATAGTAAATGAGATACGTATAAGTGAAAGGAGTATATAATGGGAAAGAAAAAGGGTGGAAAGAGTAGTGGATATATTTCTAAAGGCGAACGTAGAAATGTAAGTAAAGACACACTAAAGGCTATGCGAAAAGAACGATCACATATAGATACGATGATAAACAAGTATAATGCTTTTAAGAAGGGTAAGAATGTTATGTTGACAATTCCAAATCCTAATGCTAAAGCAAATCCAGCACAACCTTTTATTCGTGTAAATGCAAAAGATGTTTGGCGTAATCCAAATGAGGTATATATGATGAAGAGCTAAAGTTTCCTTATAAATAAAGGAACAGGAGTTTACCATGGCTAATGTCACCACATACTCTGCCTTTACTGATGCACAATCACAAAATGATATATCTAGAAATGTGCGTCAACATAGAGACTTGGATTTATTTTTCTATAGAAAACAGGGGTCTAATGATGTTAATAGAATAACAGATATTGAAGCAGTGAAGAGGTCTGTTCGTAATTTGGTTCTTACAAACTTTTATGAAAAGCCCTTTCATCCAGAGATTGGTTCTGGTGTAAGAGATATGTTGTTTGAAAATATGACTCCTTTAACTGCTGTAGTTCTTGCAAAAAAAGTAGAGGATGTAATAGAGAACTTTGAACCAAGGGCAAGATTAATTGGTGTTCGAGCTTTACCGAATTTAGATCGTAATGAATATGAAGTGACCATAGAATTTTTTGTTGTGAACACACCTACGGAGCTTGTAGACATGACAGTATTTCTAGAGGTATTACGATAATGGCAATCAATGACAGAAGATTAGAAGTTACAGAATTTGATTTTGATGAAATAAAAGAAAATCTAAAAATATTTTTAAAAGCTCAAGATGAGTTTACCGATTATGACTTTGAGGGTTCGGGTATGAACATTCTTCTGGATGTTCTTGCATACAATACTCACTATCTTGGTTTTAACGCAAATATGCTTGCAAACGAGATGTTCCTTGACAGTGCATCTCTTAGGTCGAGTATCGTGTCACACTCTAAAACTCTAGGATATGTGCCTACTTCTGCTCGTGCTGCAAAGGCCACAGTTGATGTTAATCTAAATACAAATCAAACATCTATAACTATGCCGGCCGGCACTGTTTTCAACGCAACGGTGGATGGTGTATCTTACAAGTTCTCCACAATCACAGATGTTACAAAATCAAACACTGGTGGCACTGTTCCTTTTTTAAACACAGATATATATGAGGGAACTTTTATAACCACTAGGTACACTGTCAATAGTTCCGACATTGACCAGAGATTTCTACTCACAGATAATCGAGCAGATACAAGCACACTAACTGTCAAAGTACAAACATCCTCAACGGATACAAGTTCAAACACCTTTACTGAAGCAACGGATATAACTCAAGTTACTGCAACAAGTAATGTATATTTTCTGCAAGAGGTAGAGGCTGGGTTATATGAGATTTATTTTGGTGATGGTATTATAGGAACTGCACTTTCTGATGATAATATTGTTATCCTAACATATGTCGTATCAAACAAGTCTGCTGCAAATGGTGCTGCAATATTTACAAATGCAGCAACTATTGGAGGAGTATCAGATGTTGCAGTTGCAACGGTTGCAGCTGCATCTGCTGGTTCAGAGCCTGAGACACTTCAATCAATAAAGTATAATGCTCCACTTAGTTATGCGTCTCAAGGTAGGTGTGTAACAGCAGAGGATTATAAAGTATACACAAAGAGGTATTTTCCAAATACACAATCAGTTCAAGTTTTCGGTGGAGAGTCAGGTTCCTATGATTCAAGTCTTGGTGCTGTTAGCACTCCAGAGTATGGAAAGGTTTTTATATCAATCAAGTCTACCACTGGTAATGATTTAACAGCCACGGAGAAAACAACTCTTGTTTCAAATCTTGCACCTTTTACTGTAGCATCAATTACTCCTGTTATTGTTGATCCTCAAACTACAAGACTTATTTTAAATGTTTCATTTAAGTTTGACTCAAGTAAGACAACAGAAACACGAGCTTCATTAATATCAAAAGTAAGTGATGATTTACAAACTTATAATACTAACACTCTCAGTAAGTTTGATTCACCATTTAGACACTCTAAGATTACTGGTATCATTGACGATGCAGACCCAGCAATAACAAGCAACATAACTACTATTACATTATCTCATAATTTAACACCAACATTAAATTCTGCAACCAACTACACCATACAACTCAACAATGCGTTCTACAATCCACACTCTGGTCATAATGCAAGTTCTGGTGGAATATTAGCATCTACTGGTTTTAAAGTAAGTGGTGATGCGACTAATGTGCAATATTTTGATGATGATGGCGAAGGTAATATACGAAGATATTATGTTGTATCTGGTGTTCGACAATATCAAGACAGTACAGCGGGAACTATTAATTACTCAACTGGTGAAATAAAAATCAATAGTGTTAACATCACTTCAATAGAAAATGTTGATGGTTCAGCATCCACTATTATACGCTTAACAGCAATTCCTGACTCAAGTGATATTATTCCTGTTCGTAACCAGATATTAGAGATTGACTTTGTAAACACAACTATAAATGGAACAGTTGATACCACTGCTGTAGGTGATACATCAGCAGGGGCAACTGAGACAACTACATCAAGTTATTCAACACCATCGAGCTACTAACATGGCACCTTTTGATAATGGATACTCATCAAATCTAATAAACAAACTTAGTCCTTTGATTGAGGGTCAAGTTCCTGACTTTATTCAAGCAGACCATTCTACATTTGTTCGGTTTCTTAAACACTATTATCAGTATCTAGAATCTGGTGAACTAAGGCTCACAGTATCCATTGACAATATGTTGTTGGAGGTTCAAACAGAATCATTTCTTTTACTTGAGGATGGCAGTAAACTTGTTCTTGAATCATCAGAGGGTAAGTTCTCTGCAAATGAAACGATCACTGGTGGAACATCGAAGGCAACTGCAACTGTCCTCGTTGATGATTTAGGTAACTCTACAAAACCAAGGCTGTTCATATCTGGTCAACAACAATTTCAAACAGGAGAAACAGTCACTGGCGGAACATCAAGTGCAACTGGTACAGTTGTAAGGTACAGAGCAAATCCTGTTCAAAACCTTCAGCAATTGTTGGAGTATGCAAATACCGATAACACCATATATGATTTCTTAGACCAACTAAGAGACTCGTTTATGAACGCAATACCTAAAAACCTTGCATCAGGTTTGGATCAAAGAAATCTCATAAAGAACATACGAGAGTTATATCGAGCAAAAGGAACATCTGAAGGTCATAAGATTTTTCTTAGAATGTTACTAGATCAGAGTTCGGATATAATGTATCCAAACCAATATATGATGAAAACTTCTGATGGTAATTGGGGATATAAAAACATCTTACGATGTTCGCCAGGAGCTAATGCTGATCCTGATGAGATGGTAGGTCAAGTCATCACTGGTCAAACATCTGGTGCGACAGCAGTTGTTGCAAGTGCATTATCAACTGCTGAAGGAACTGATTCAATATCAGAATTTGAAATTAATCCTGCTTCTCTTGTTGGAACGTTTGTTGATGGTGAAACTGTTCAAGGGGTATCCACTGTTCAAGATGTTACAATGTCATTTACAGTTAGAGGGATTGTAACAAGTTACACTGTTACTGATGGTGGAAAACTTTATTCTGCTGGAGATGACTTAGACCTTGATGGACAAACTGCAATTGGTAATGGAGAGGCGACTGCTGAGGTTGGTTCTATAAAACAAGGTAGTGTGAGTAGAGTTATTATTGATGATGTAGGAACAAACTACAAAGTTGGTGATGCACTTACATTTACAACCACAGAGACAGGAACATCTACAAAGGCTGCAGCTGGATTTGTATCGGTGATTGATGGCTCTCTTGCAATTGATGGAACGGATAGTTCAAGTACTGATGCCGGTGATAACCTAATATTAGAAGATGGGTCAACAAGTAGTCTTGTAGAGTTTAACATTGGACTAGAGAATGCTACAACAACTGGAGATGGAATTCTATTATTAGATAGAACAACTACTGGTGGAGCAAATGCTGGTGAAAAATTAATTTTGGAGCTTGCAACTAAGGTTCAATTTACACCTGACACTTATGGAACTGATAACGATACCTTTGCTCTAGAGTCAGGAACCGTAGGCACTGGAGAGATATCAAGAGTCTTTATCAAGGATGGTGGAGAGGGATATTCACTCCTACCTAGTGTTAGTGTTACATCAACGAATGGTTCAAGTGCAGCTCTTCTTGCAGATACGAATGATATAGGTGTAGTTGATAGTGTAAATATAACAAACCAAGGATTCAAATATACAGTTGCACCAGAGGGTAGGTTTCGAGCAAACTTCTTGCTCAAAGATGTAAGTGGAACTTTTGCATTTGGTAACACTCTTACAACCTCTGGATTTACTGGAACAGTTAAAAGTTTTGATACTACTACCAAGGTACTGAAGACCACATTTGAAGATGTTGAGCGTGTCACTATGGAGACAGGTGACTCAAATCAAATCGTTCTTGAGGACTCTCTATTTGTTCTTGCAGATAGAGCTGGTGAAACAGACTTTAAGATTGACAACCATCTTGACGGTGAAGGTGATCTACTACTAGAGACTGGCGATAGTATATTGATGGATGCCACCGATGAGGTTGGTATAATTAGATTTGTTGCAGAGGATAATTTAAACAACGTATTCCTAATTCAAGAAAATGGTGATGCCGCGGGATCAATAATCAACTCAAGAGTTGATGGCCCAGGCAATGGATTTATATCAGAGGTTGTTGGTGTTCCAAATCCCATTGATCCTCGTAGTGGTAGCTCAAACAGAATTTTAACTGATGGTCGAATACCAACTAGAGGAGTTTCTAAACAATCTGACACAAATGTTTTAAGTCCAAGTATCATAGGTCAGAGTGAGGTTGCAATCACAGTTGATGAGAATGATTCTCTTAGAACAGACAACTCTTTGGTTTTAGGAGCTCTTGGTGATATGCGTCTTCTTCTAGAAGATGCAACTGCAAATGTCGGTGATAGGCTTATAGGTGAAAGAACAGGTAACTCTATCATACTTAATGGAAGTGATACAGCATCTCCACAGGCAAATGTGCGAGGGAAACTCTTAGGTGATGAATCAGCCTTGAGTGGTAACATTGAGATAGATGGAACAAACTCTAACTCAGCAGATGCTGGTGATGATATTGTATTTGAAGATGCTCCAGACTTCTCCTCTGAGACTTTGACTATTACAGACTCAGGTGGTGCCACTGGAACAATCGTAAGTGTCGATATTGCAAAAGGAACATCATCTATAGGAACAATTGCTGAAACAACAGCTGCATATTCAAATATTGAAAGTCTGATAGGAGAGTCATTAAACAGAATACAAGACTCAGTTTATTATCAACAATTTGCTTACGAGGTACAGACAGGTGCGGGAACTGGTGAATACCTAGATGAGTTGAAAAAGGCTGTTCACCCAGCAGGGTTCAATGTCTTTGGTAAGGTGAGTATTGCAACACTTGTTTCAGCTGCAATACCAGTTGCTGGTTCAAGTCTTGGTGGTGGATATACTGCTGATACTGATACCTTCTCACCGATACTTGCATCTACATTTGATATTGTATTCCAAGAACAGGTATCAAAAAATCATCTAGCAATTACTAGACCAGTTGCTGGATACGATGACAAGTTAGTATTAGAGACAGATAATCCAACTGGTGATCTTGCACTTGAAGCTGCAACGGTATCTAGTGATTCTACTGGTCGTTTAATTAGTGAAACTGAAAATGTTATCGGTGCAAGAATTTTATTGGAGAGTAGTTCACCAGATAACTCACTTTATCTTATACTGAATGCTTCTGATACCTCTGGTTCTAATGATGGTGATAGAATAGTATCTGAAACTGCTGAGTCTCAATCATTTACTCTTGCACTAGAACCATCCAACACTCTTAACGGTGGAGACTTCTTGCCAGGTGGAACAATACCATCAGTGTCAAGTTTTCTATTAGAGGACTCAACTGCAAACACTGGAGATAAACTTGAGTTAGAGATAGACACACCAAACTGTGGTAGACAAAACTCTTTCTTTACTTTTGATGTTAGTAGAAATGATAGAGTTCTAGATGAGGATGGTGCAAGCCAATATCTTGAAACAGCTGGTGTAGGATATCGAAATAGTGCTGGTGAAAGAGGTCTTGTAATATCCAGAGTTGTCGCGAAGATTAATCTGCCTAACAGAAATGTTAATTCTATACCAACTGGTGCTGTGTTCTTAGGACAAAATGCTTTTGAAAATGAACTAAAGGGTATATCTCTTGAGATTGGTAAAATAGGTGGTGGTGGAAGTGGAGCTCTTACACTTAATGGATTCAATCAGGTTAATATCTTAGGTAACGTGGATAGGGTTACTGGAGCTGGTGATAAACTTCAATTACAAACCGCAACTGATAGTAATGTTGGTTCTGGTGTTACTTTCAAAGATTATGGTGAATATGCAAATGACTCTATAGTTTTGAATGGTTCTGATGGTTCTAGTTCAAATGCTGGAGATAATATTACTCTAGAGGCTGGAACTTTAACAGACACCAAACACAGACTCAAATCTATGATCGCAACTGATGCTCTTATGGGAGAGACTCGTCTTGTCAAATCTTTCCATAAGATAAGAGATATCATTCGTCCTCCAAGACTAAGTGTAAACAGACACATTAACGGAGAAGACTTTAATCTTGTTTCTGAGGCTAGTGAAGTTGGAACAATTCAGTTAGAAGATGCAACAAGTAGTGAGTCTACGAGAGACTTTTTATTGTTAGAAGATGGTGTTGGAGTTGGATATGGTAATCGACTATCTCTAGAAAAACAATACTTGATACCAGAGGATTTTACAGCAAAACAAGACTCTGGTGTGATACCAACTGAAAACTTTACAAACTCTGATCTAGAACCTCGACACTATAGTAGTGATGTTACCAAAAGACCAATTGGTGCTATATCGTTTGAATCAACTGGTACTGGAGAAGTTCATATTCGATTAGAAGATGGAACAGTTGGTGTGATAGCTGGCTCTCATCGGCCTGCTGGTGATGGATTCTTAATTGCTGATGGAGAACTTGTTACTACTGGTGATACAACGACTCTCACTAATGAAAATGCAAGACTTGGTATGGAAGTTTCTTTACATTCTGGCCGTGCAGAACAGGGTCTTGGACATGGTGTTATTGTTTTAAATAAAGCAACATTTGGTGACAATGATAATGTAGGTGAAAGAATAATTCAAGAGAGTGCAACTATATATGATTATCTTGAAAATACATCTGCACTTCCAGCTACAGTTTCAAATGAATTTAGTTTTGATAATACATCAAATACTTTTGATCAAACAGGATTAAGTTTTGATAGTACAATATAGACTTTATAAATAATAAAAAAAGGAAGAGACATGGCACTTCAATCATTAAATATAGGTACAGCTGCAAACGATGGTACAGGTGATAACCTACGTGTTGGTGGTGACAAAATCAACGATAACTTCTCTGAAATCTATACAGCTTTTGGTGATGGTTCAACACTCTCATCACTTGCTGTAACTGCAATGAATAGTGCAACTGCAAATGAACTAGTCACCGTTGGTGCAACTACTACAGAACTTGATGCAGAAGCAAACCTAACCTTTGACGGTAGCACTCTTGCTGTTACTGGTAATATCACAGTACCAAATGATGGTGATATAGGTTCTGTAGGAGCAACTGATGCTATACAAATTTCTTCTGCTGGTATCGTCACATTCAAAGATGATATCTTACTCAAGAATGATGGAACAATAGGTAGTGCTGGAACAGCTGCTGCAATGACCATTGATAGTGATGGTATTGTTGCTTTTGGAGATGATATTAAAATCAAAGATGGTGGAACTATAGGAACTGCTACTGATGCAGATGCAATTACGATTGCAGCTGCTGGTGCAGTAACATTCTCACAGAAAGATGTGCATGACGTTGGGTTATCTGTGAAGAATGGTTCATCCTCTGCTGGGTTTATAGAATTTTTTGAAAATAGTGGTAACGGAACAAACAAGGTAACTTTGATAGGGCCAGCATCTACAGGAGATGTTACTCTTACTTTAGGAAGTACTGCTGGAACGGTTGCAACAACAGCAGATATTGCTGGAGAAGCGACTGCACTTGCAATTGCGTTAGGATAACTATTATAAATAATTGAGAAACGGAGATTAATCAATGGCCAATACATTTAAAGTTTTTACGATAGCAGATGTTGCTGTTGATAGTGGTACATTCAGTACATTGTATACAGTTGCAAGTTCAACAACTAGTGTCATTCTTGGATTGAATATATGTAACAAAGATGCAACTGACAGAGATGTTACGGTTAAACTTACGAGTGATACAGCAAATAGAACAGGGGCAAATAATGCTGCAAACGAAAATGTGACACTTCTTAACGAGGTGGCTGTTCCTGCTGATTCTACACTTGAGGTGTTTGCTGGACAAAAGATTGTTATGGAAACTACAGATGTTTTAACAATAGGTGCATCCGCAGGGAGTGTACTGGATGCAACTCTAAGCGTAATGGAGATAACTTAATGCCCTATCTTGGTTCTACACCAGCTGAAAAGGCATTAGAAGCAGCAGATATTGCTTCAGATGCAGTAACAACGGCCAAAATTGCTGACGATGCGGTGACAACTGCAAAAATTACTGATAACCAAGTCAATGAGGCAAAACTCGCTGTATCTAACTCTCCTACTAATGGACAATTCTTATCTGCCCAAAGTGGAGATGCTGGTGGATTGACATGGGCTGCTGCTGGAGGTGGATTTGCATCACAACAGTTTTTCACCTCATCTGGTACTTATACGAAACCCACTGGAATCAACATTATCCGCGTAACTGTAATAGGCGGCGGTGGCGGCGGTGGAGGTGGAGTTTCAGATAACTGTATGGGTGTGCCGGGAGGTGGCGGTGCAGGTGCGCTGGAAGTCATCGATGTTAGTTCTCTATCAAGCACTGTGGCTGTCACCGTTGGTGCGGCAGGATCCGCTGGTTCAAGTGGTGGTGCTGGAGGCACAGGGGGAACTTCAAGTTTTGGCTCTTATTGTTCGGCCACTGGTGGTGTTGGCGGTGCTGCCGCTACCGCTCCAAGTGGAACAACAAAACTTGGAACGGCTGGAGGGTCGGCAAGTGGTGGTGATATTAATATAAGCGGTGGTTACTCTAATTCACTCAAAAATGCTAACGATGGAAATACACGGCCCTATGCTAAAGGTGGTGGAAGTCCTTGGGGATGGGGTTCTGGAGGAATCACGACAAACACCTGCACGGCCGCAACAACTGGAGTTGGATACGGAGCTGGTGGTGGTGCTGGTTCTCACACACCTTCTCCAACGACAGCCGGAGCCGCTGGAACTGCTGGATGCGTATTGGTGGAGGAGTACAAATAATGGCAAAAAAAGCATTAATCCTTGGTGAGCGCATTTGTCAGATCGTGGATGCTGGTGAGGAATTTGAAGTCCATAAAGACTTCCAATGGGTCGATGTTGCCGATGATACAGTTGATAACGCCGATACATACAAAGATGGCAAAGTTGTTAAAGCTCTTACACTTGCTCAAAGCCGTGCGCTTGAAGACCCGCTTCATGTATGTATAGAAGAGCGGATGGAAAATTATCCATCCCTTAGTGATTTTGCTGATGCCTATTATTGGGAGAAGAAGGGTGATGACAGTAAAATGACAGCATGGGTCGCAGCTTGTGCCAAAGTTAAATCAGATCACCCGAAGCCGGAGTAAATGAATGCCATACTTAGGAAGAGCACCAGGCGTAGGAAATACCGTAACAGGTAATTTAAAGGTTAGTGGCACTATTTCTGCTGAGTCTATCAATGATAAACTTGCATTGAATGGTAGTAATAATGCTTCACCACAAGCAAATGCAAATGACCAGATTCTTTTAGAAGCTGGAACTTTAACTGATGCAAGTCATGCTAGTGTTGTTCCTACAATGGATGCATCTGACAACTTACTCTTAGAGGATGTAACTCCTAGTTTCGTGGGTACTCAAACAATACTTGGTGAGAATGTTACAAGTCTTCCTTTTGCTAATATAAACACTGGTGCTAGTACATCTGGTCAATTCCTTACTTC